GTTCAAAAATTAGTTGGAGAACAACTACAGAAACAATTTGATTTCTTTGAACAATCTGCGGCGGCTTCAGGTGCAGATTACAAATTTGTAACTAGAATAGAAGTAACTGATGGTGCAAATGGTGCCAATGTAGTTAATATTTTAGAAACATATGAATTATATGGTTGCTATGTTCAATCAGCAAACTATAATACTTTAGCATACAACTCTAGTGAACCAGTAACTGTTACGTTAGTAATGCATTATGATAATGCTATACAAACACCACAAGGTACAGGAATAGGTACGTCAGTGGGCAGAACAGTTAATACTTTAATCACTGGTGGCGGTGCATAATAACAAAATTTAAAATTCCACTAATAGAGGAGGCGCTATGGCGCCTTTTTTATTCTCTGCCCTGTTTTTCTACTCGATAAATACTGTATATGGCAAATTTACTAAACGGATTTTTGGATAACTTAAAAAGCGGTGTCCTGTCACCAAAAGGTAATCTTGGTGATTTCGCTCACGCGGCTAGATTATATGTAGACGATAGTTTTAGACTTGCTCCAAAAGTAAAATTTTTATATCACGTAACATTTAATTTAAATAAGAATATTCCAATAGCAAATCCTCCAATATGGAAACACGGAACAGAATTGAATATGTTAGTAAAAGGTGTTGAATTACCTAAATATTCTATTGATACAGACACAGTTTTTGCATATAATAAAAAAAGAAAAATTCACAAAAAAATTCAATATGATCCTATAAACGTTGTATTCCATGATGACAATTATGGTGTAACAACTGCATTATGGGAATGCTATTTTAGATATTATTTTAAAGATGGTAATTATGGAGCTCTTAATACTATGGGGCATCCTGATGCAGGTATACCTAGAGAATTTAATAGAACACAAGGAGGTCCATTTAATAGAGGAAATTCTTATTTGTCATCCACACATAATAGATATAGATTTGGTTTAGATGCAGGATCTTATGAACCATTTTTTCATAGTATTCAAATATATCAAATGGCTAGAAAAACATTTACTTGTTTTACATTAGTTAATCCTATAATTTCTAGTTGGACACATGATTCACTTCAAAATGGAGAATCAGGTCCATTAACAAATATGATGGGCATAGAATATGAAACTGTATTTTATAGCAGAGGTAAAGTAGTTCAAGGTAGTGCACCTAAAGGATTTGCTTTAGAACATTACGATAAAACTCCAAGTCCTAATTCATTAAGTGGTGGCGGAACTACAAGTGTATTTGGTCAAGGAGGAATATTAAGTGGATTATTTAATGACGGTACAGGACCTAACACATACATAGGCAGTCAATTAGGTGCAGGTGGAGGTAAAATGACTTTAGGAACTATTATAAGAACTGCTAATAGAATTAAAAATGCTAAAAATTTATCTAAAGGTGGATTAATGCAAGAAGGTTTTAATATACTAACAGGTGCAATTGGAAAAATAGGTGGTACATCTGATTCTTCTTATGGTGTTGCTAATACTGTTATTGGTAGATCAGTACAAAATGTTAGAGGTGGAATAGTTAAAGCAATTAAAGGATTAAAATAATATGTCACAAAATATACCAAGTACTACTGAAAATAATTCAGAAACTTCAGTAAAACAATTTTTTAATAAATTTTTTACAGAGACTATAACATTTCCTAGTAATCAAGTAGATGCAGTTGTAGGATTTTTTGAATCTAAAGGATTTGATAAAGTTGCTAGTATAAGCACAGCTACAATTTTATTGCAACAAGCAAAAATAGATAATGTAAATGTATTTCAATTAATTGATACATTAAAAGGATTAGAAACAGCTAGATTAAGTTACATGGTAACAGAAGTATTAAATCATAATAGATCAAAAATTTCATCTTTAGGTTATAAAATAACCGATTCAAACGAGGCCACTCAAAAAAGAAATATAGTGGTATAGTCCATGAAGCGTTATCTAAGTGGCAAATTCAATCCTAAAAATCCTGGCAAATACATAGGTAATAGATCTCCTTTATATAGATCAAGTTGGGAATTCGCTTTCATGAGATTCTGTGATGAAAGTCCTAGTATTAGTAAATGGGCCAATGAAGCAATTAAAATTCCTTACAAACACCCTTTCACAGGAAAGTTTTCAATTTATGTTCCTGATTTCTTTATAGCATACACAGATAAAAAAGGAAAAAGCCACGCAGAAGTTATAGAAATTAAACCTGAAAATCAAACTAAAAAAGAAAGTTTAGGTGAAAGCAAAGCTAATAAAATACACTATGTCATCAATCAAGCCAAATGGCATTCCGCTATAGCATGGTGTAAAAACAAAGGTTTTAGATTTAGAGTTGTTAATGAGAAAGACCTTTTCCATACTGGAAGACGCGGATAAAATTCTAAATAAATATAGTAACATATAATTATGACCAAAAAATTAGAAGAATTATTGGATTTGCCTGAATCTAAAGAAATAGTAGATGAAGAAAAAGCTAAAGAAGAAGAAAAAGCTGACATTAAAAAAGTAAAAATTGAAGACCACGAATCTACTAAAAGGAACATAGCAGAATTAGACAAAATAACATCCGCTTTACCTCAAGTAAAAGGACTAGGAGATATGACTGATACAGAGGTAAATGATATTAGTTCTAGAGCCATTGATGCATATGAAGATTTAATGGACTTAGGTATGAACGTAGAAAGTAGATATTCCTCTAGAGTATTTGAAGTAGCAGGACAAATGCTTAAAACAGCCCTAGATGCCAGGGTAGCTAAAATAGATAAGAAGCTTAAAATGGTTGATTTACAGTTAAAGAAACAAAAACAAGACTCTAAACAGGGTGTTGATGACACTACTAACATAGTACAGGGCGAAGGATATGTCATTACTGACCGGAACAGTTTACTCGAGAAGTTGAAGAAACTGGCTAAATAATGCATATGAGCAAAAGTTTTAAAGAATATCTAGCTGAAAGTAAAAGAACTTACAATTTTAAAGTAGGTCTAGCAGGTGATCTTGCAGAAGGTACTGTTGACAAACTTGAATCAGCTATGCAGAAATACAGTGTAGTTAAAATGAGTAATGGCAAAAAAACGCCTATTCAGAAAAAAGCATTAGATTTTCCTGCATTAGAAAATACAGAAGTTACATATTTTGATATTGAAGTTGAATATCCAACAACTACTTCTGTACTTGAAGAATATTTAAAACATACATTAGGTTTAGCTGAAAATCATATAGTAGTTAGAAAACCTGGTGACCCTTTAGTTGCTCAACAAGAAGAGCCAAAAGCAGGTGACGGAAAAGCTAATTTAGAAAGTGAATATCCTAAAGCTGATCCTAAAGCACAACAAACAGTAGGCAGTTCTAGAGTAATGGAATTACTTAAAGATTTAGAAAAAGCTAGAAAAGAAAGACCTAAAGAAGACGCGGCGGATGCCATTAAAGATATTAAGGCTCCTAAAGATGCAAAGATAATGGAGAGATAAAAAATGGATATTAGAGATTTTATAGGTAAAGTAAACAAGATTCAAAGCAAAGAAGAAAACAGAAAAGAAGCTAATAAAGAAACGATAAAAGAGTCAGTTCAGTTTTCTATGGTTGGTGACAATCTTGGTGACATTCAAAACTTTTTACAAATTTTTAAAAACGCAGGAGTAGAAGCACCAAAAATGGATGCCGCTACTACTACACAAGACGTAGAAGATATAGTTCAACCTGAAACAGATGCTACTGAAGATAAAATTCCAGGAGATAATGAAACTAATTCACCTCATCCAGAAGTTAAAGATACAAACTTTATGACAAAGGATATCGCAGGTGGTATTAATAAAGCTAAAAAGACTTATCCAAAAGTTTCATCTGGAGACAATCCAATGGCTATGGAACAAGAAACTGTTGATTTTGTTGCAAAAGTTAAAGAAGATATAGCAAGTCAATACAAAGAATACAAAGCAAAGTAGTTTTCAAAACATATTCCACCCCCCAGTTTACTACTAAATATTAGTATGTCAATGAAAAGTTTAGATGGTGTATTAACCAAAAAAGCACACCTTAAGGAAAAATTTACAGAAAAACAACTAGCAGATCTCACTGAATGTACAGATCCAGAGCAAGGGTTTAGACATTTTGCTAAAAATTATTTTCATATTCAACATCCAGTAAAAGGTAAATTACTATTCGTACCTTATGAATACCAAGATAGACTTTTAACAAGTTATCATAATTTTAGATTTAATATTAATATGCTACCGCGACAAAGTGGTAAAACTACTTCAGCCGCTTGTTATCTATTGTGGTATGCTATGTTTCATCCAGATCAAGTTATATTAATAGCCGCACATAAATTTGCAGGCGCTCAAGAAATTATGCAACGTATTCGTTATGGATATGAATTATGTCCTGATCATATTAGAGCAGGTGTAATAAATTATAACAAAGGTTCTATGGAATTTGAAAATGGAAGTAGAATAGTTAGCACAACAACAACTACAAATACTGGAAGAGGTATGGCAATATCATTATTATATTGTGATGAGTTTGCTTTCGTAAATGCCAATATAGCTAGAGAATTTTGGACTTCTATTTCACCAACATTAGCAACAGGAGGTAAAGCAATAGTTACATCAACTCCTAATTCAGATGAAGATATGTTTGCAACTTTATGGAAACAATCTCAAGATAAATTTGATGAACATGGTAATGAAGCAGAACTTGGGGCAAATGGTTTTCATGGTTATACTTGTATGTGGAATGAACATCCGGATCGTGATGAAGAATGGAAACAACAAGAATTAGTTAGAATAGGAGAAGAAAGATTTAGACGAGAATATGGTTGTGAATTTTTAGTTTATGAAGAAACTTTAATTAATAGTATTTTCTTATCAACGTTAGAAGGAAAAGAACCTATATTGAATATGGGACAAACACGTTGGTATGAAAAAATTAATTCAGAAAGTATTTACGTAATAGCATTAGATCCTGCAATGGGTACCGGTGGTGACAATGCCGCAATCCAAGTTTATGAATTACCTAGTTACAAACAAGTCGGCGAATGGAAACATAATATGACTGGTATACCACAACAAGTTAGAATTCTAAAAGACATTTCAACTTATATAAAAGATGAATCAAGAAATCCTAATGGTTCAAATATATATTGGAGTGTAGAAAATAATACAATAGGAGAGTCAGCATTGTTAGTAATTCAAGACTTTGGTGAGGACACTATACCTGGTATGTTTGTAAATGAGCCTATTAGAAAAGGTCATATTAGAAAATTTAGAAAAGGATTTAATACAACACACAAAACTAAAATAAGTGCCTGTGCAAGATTAAAATCTATGATAGAAAGAAACAAAATGACAGTTCATAGTAAACCACTAATTAGTGAACTTAAATCTTATATAGCATCAGGTTCCTCTTATAGAGCTAAAACGGGTGAACATGATGACCTAGTTAGTGCATCTTTATTAGCTATGAGAATTATACAAGTATTAAAGGATTGGGATCCTAAAGTATATACGTCATTTAGCCAGGCAGACGAGGATACAACAGAAAGAGTTATACCACTGCCGGTGTTCGCAAGTTACACAGGTTGATAAATACAAGATATATGAATACAAAAGTAGTTGCAAACGATTTATTCAATAAAATTAGGGGACGATTTCCATCTGTCACTTTGGGCAATGATGCGGGAGAAGTTACTAATAACCCCGAAGAAGCACGTTATTTTGACTTCGATTTTAAGGAGGACGGAAAGCAACTAGGAAAGGTAAGTATTAGTATAGACGACAAAGATGGTCTAGTAGTACTACATAATACGGATTTTATAGAAAATGCCGATAGTGGAGTAAAGCATAAGTGGTTTGAGTTTCTTAAAGAACTAAGAACCTTTGCTAAAGCAAGAATGCTTAATTTTGATACAAGGGATATTACTAAAAGTAACCTTGAAAAAAGAGACTATCAGTTTTTGAGTCAAACACGGAGAGATGGCAAGGAAAATAATATGAGTGAGTCTAATATATACGGAACTACAAAAACTAGTTTTCAACCTATTGGAAATGCACGTTTAGTTATTAAACATTCTGCTCCAATAGATATGACAGTTGGTGGTGGTAGATCTCGAAGAATAGAATCTTTATTCATTGAAAGTCCTACAGGAGAAAGATTTAGATATCCCCTTAAACATCTTAATGGTGCGAGAGCAATGGCACAACATATTTCAAATGGCGGTGTTCCTTATGATGATTTTGGGAAACACATAGCAGGATTAAGTGAAGAACTTTCAAAATTAAAACAATTTAAAACATATATTAATCGTTCAGCTGTAATGGCAGAAGGTCTTAAAGGTTATCTATCTATTGTAGATGAAAGAGTAGAAGAAATTAAAAGTACCTGCCAAAAATTACAAAAAAATTCATATTATTCAGAAGCAATTAAAGATTACAAAACAACAGAAATTAAAGAAGTACCAGAAGAAATTAAACAAAATTGGGTAGACGAATTAACAATTAAAACTTTTAAAGAAGAATTAAAAGATGTATTTCCTTACATTTATAATTTAGTTTCAGAAAAAACATCATCTACAGAAGTTACGCCAGAAGATTTTGAAGAAGCAGGAGGCTTTCAAGGAGAAACAGAACCTCATATGCTTCAGTATGATTTAGCAGGTGACTACGATAGAGAAAGAGGCGTATCAGATCAAGACGCTGAAGCAATTAAAGCCAAATTAGCAGACGCTGGTATTACAGCAGAAGTACATCCAGATGAAATGCGTTATAATGGAGTTCATATTCATACATTATCATCTGCAGAAGAAGTAGAAAAAGTTTTAGGTGATATGATTGAACATATTGCTGACATAGGAGATTTTGATCAAGCATTAGATTCTATTGTGGGCGAAGCAGAAAATGGTTTATTTTCATCTGATCCTGAAGAAGCTAAACAATCATTATCAACATTAAATAATTTAATGGACAAACATTTCCCTGCAGGAGTAAATGGTGTTAATGGTTTAGAAAGTTTACAAGGTATTATCGACGATAAAGAATTAAACGATCAAATAGTGTCAATGGGTAAAGAAGATAGTGATACTTGTATAAGAGGTACAATAATGAATTATATTAAAAGCAAAAGACCAGATTTAGCTCAAAGTATTAATGTAGGCGATATGAGACCAGAAGGAGAAACATTAACTTGGGAAAATATTAAACCTTATGTATCTGTACAAAGAGACGCCGATAATAAAGTTCAATATCATGTATTAGACAAAGATGAAAAAGACATATTTGTAACACATGATTCTAAAGAAGCAACACAATTTTTAAGAAACAATTTTAATGACTTAAGAAAAGGTACAGCAAAACCAGAAATGCCAGCAGGTTGGGAAGATGATTCCGGTAATGTTTCTATAATGAAAGGACCAGATGGCAAAATTAGTTTAGAACCAAAGAGTGATGGTCCAGGAAAAGAAGAAGAACCAAAACTTGATGATCCAAAAAATTTAGATGAATTTATTAAAAGCCATTTTGATTATACAACTAACAATTTTCCAAAAGGTGAAACAGGTCTTTTAACAGCAGTTGAAAAAAGATTTGGTGAAAAACACGTAAGAACTGCTGAAGCTATTATCCAAAAATTAATGACGGGCCAAGATAGAGAAATTAATAGAATAAAAAAATTGGCTGGCGTTTAATCCTAAAATATTATCCAAAAAAAATACTTGACTAAATAACAATGTTAATATAGTATTGACATTATGCTTGTCTTATGCTACATTAACAATAAGGCACAATTAACAAAGGCTAAAAATAGGAGGCTTATATTATGGCAACATTAGCAGACATTCGTGCAAAACTTAAAGAACAAGAAGCACGACAAGGCGGCGGAAGCCGATCAGGCGGAGACAACGCCATTTTTCCATTTTGGAATCTGAAAGAAGGAGAGCAGGCAACTGTTCGTTTCTTGCCGGATGGAAATAAAGAAAACACTTTTTTCTGGAAGGAACGTTTAATGATTAAACTACCTTTCCAAGGTATTAAAAGTGATACAGACTCTAAACCGATACAGGTTCAAGTTCCATGTATGGAAATGTATGGAGAAACTTGTCCTATACTATCAGAGGTTAGAGGATGGTTTAAAGATCCCAAGTTAGAGGATATGGGAAGAAAATATTGGAAGAAAAGATCTTATATCTTTCAAGGTTTTGTTGGAACAAATCCTTTAAATGAGGAAACTACACCAGAAAATCCAATTAGAAGATTTATAATTGGACCACAAATTTTCCAAATTATCAAAGGTGCATTAATGGACCCAGACATGGAAGATTTGCCAACGGATTCAGTAAACGGTGTTGATTTTAGAATAATCAAAACTAGCAAAGGTGGCTATGCAGATTATTCAACTTCGACTTGGTCAAGAAAATCAAGACCACTTTCTGAAGAAGAAACTAAAGCAGTTGAACAACATAGTTTGTGGAACTTGAGCGACTTTCTTCCAAAGAAACCATCTGAAGTAGACGTTAAAGTAATCAAAGAAATGTTTGAAGCATCTGTGGATGGCGAAGCATATGACCAAGAAAAATATGGTCAATACTTTAGACCAGCAGGTATTGGTGCAAGAACAGGTGATCCAGTAGCAACGCCAAAAGCGTCTACACCGGCTCCTAAAAAGGATACGGTTCAGGAAACGCCAAAGTCTAATGCTGATACTACTAAACAGAATAGTAAAGCTGAAGACATTTTAGCGATGATTAGAGCAAGACAACAAAAGTAACTTAATTAATATGGTGGGGATTAATTCCCCACTATACAATATTATGAAAAAAGAAATTAAAAAGATAATAGACTGGATATTATACAAACAAATACCTGCTTGGATATTGTTATTAGTAATAATAATCTGGATCTTAATATAGGATAAAAAATGGCAAATAAGGCGTTTGACGTATCAAAATTCAGAAAAAGTATTACAAAAAACATTCAAGGATTAGGCATAGGGTTCAACGATCCAACAGATTGGATAAGCACAGGAAACTATGCGTTAAATTATTTAACAAGCGGTGATTTTAACAGAGGTATACCTTTAGGAAAAGTAACAGTATTAGCAGGTGAACCACAAGCAGGAAAATCTTATATAGCATCAGGTAACATTATTAAGTCAGCACAAGAACAAGGAATTTTTGTAATTTTAATAGATTCAGAAAATGCTTTAGATGAAAAATGGCTACAAGCACTTAACGTAGATACAGATGATAAGAAACTTTTAAAATTAAGTTTATCCATGATAGATGATGTAGCAAAAACTATATCAACATTTATGAAAGATTACAAAGAACAATATGCAGAAAATAAAATAGATGCACCAAAAATTTTATTTGTAGTAGATAGTTTAGGTATGTTATTAACACCCACTGACGTTGATCAATTTGAAAGGGGTGATATGAAAGGTGATTTAGGTAGAAAAGCAAAATCTTTAACAGCACTTGTAAGAAATTGTGTTAATATGTTTGGTAGTTGGAATGTAGGACTTGTTGCAACAAATCATACTTACGCATCACAAGATATGTTTGATCCCGATGATAAAATATCAGGCGGACAAGGATTTGTATATGCATCATCTATTGTAATAGCAATGAAAAAATTAAAGTTAAAAGAAGATGAAGACGGTAATAAAATAACAGATGTACGTGGTATTAGAGCGGCTTGTAAAGTTATGAAAACAAGATTTGCAAAACCGTTTGAGTCGGTACAAGTTAAAATTCCATATGATACAGGCATGGATCCATATAGTGGATTAGTAGACTTATTTGAGAAAAAAGGTATTTTAGTCAAATCGGGTAATAGATTAAAGTACGTCGGACCTGACGGAAAAGAGCACTTAGATTATAGAAAAGCATGGACCGGAGATAAATTAAAGATGTTAATGGATGATTTTGACCAGATGCAAGATAATCCAACAGCAAAAGAAATTGAAGAAGAAACGGAGTAATCTATGCTAGATTCTAACAAAGTAATAGAACTATGGCAGTTCTTTAAAGAATATCTAGATCAAAAACAAATAGAAGTAATTGCAGAAAAATACGTTGATTTATTAGCAGACTACGGAGTTTCAGATGTAGAATTACAAGATGCAATAGGTCATGATGATATTTTAGATGATGCAATAAATTATTATTTAGATGTAGATAATGAGGATAAACACGACGACGAATTAGAAGATTATTAATGTCAAATTGGTATACAAAAATATCTAGAAGTACTGGAGAAATACCTGAAGCTATTAAGTATTTTGAAACTGAATTACAAAGTGCAAGAACTGAAATAAAAATTAGAGGTAATGTTGAAAAACAATCAGCAGAATTACCTGGTGTAGTTGAAAATAGATTCCATCAATTACAAGAAATAGAAGCAATATTAGAATACTTAAATATAGAATTAAGAAGATTAAGAAGCAAATTTTTCAAAAAATATTTAGAAAATTATCAAAGAGCATTGTCTAGTAGAGACGTAGAAAAATACGTAGATGGTGAACCAGACGTTGTTGACTACGAAAAAATTATTAATGAATTTGCATTATTGCGTAATAAATGGTTAGCAGTAACCAAAGGATTAGACCAAAAACAGTGGCAAATAACTAATATAGTTAAGTTAAGAGTTGCTGGTATGGAAGACGCAACCGTTTAACACCTTCCACCAAACTTCCTCCAAATAAATATTACAAAATAACCATGACTGAATTCAAATTGCCAAAATTGGAAGGTGACAAATCATCCGGATCACATATAATTTATTATAGTTGTGACCCTAATTATTGGAATGATTACGGAATATACTTGGCTAAAAGCACTACATTTTACAACCCCGATGTGTATTTGCACATACATATTTTATTCAATAACAAAGTTGAACATATTAATAAACTTAACGATCCAAAAATATCTTATTCTTACGAACTTGTAACTGATAAATTTTTAAATTCATTAAAGTTAACTAGCAACACATATTATAGAACAAGAAGTTATGATTTACTACATACAAAAGATGAAAAAATAGTTAAACAAAAAATATATTTTGCTAGTATAAGATTTATTAGAATAAAAGAACTTTTTAAAAATAGCCAACACGTATTACAACTAGATGCTGATGGACTTTGTCGCAAAAAATTTAATTTAACAGACTTTGAAAAAATTACAAAATTGCCATCAGCAATGAGAAAACCAAAAGATCCTAATACATTAATTGCAAGTTGTATAACACCTGGTACAGGAATAGAAAGTTCTAAATTTAAAACTAATTTAGCTGTACAAATGACTACGGCTTTTGCTGGAGAAATTTATTGGTTCATAGATCAAGTTATATTAAAAAAAGTTTTTAGTAAATTTAAATTTGAATCTATTCCTTATCATTGGAATGCTTGGGGTTTTAAACCGGCAGATATATTCAGTACAGCAAAAGGTAAAAAGAAAAACAATTGGAGATACCT